TCCTTCCCTCCGTTCCCGTGGATTCCAGCTCCCGTTGAGCTGTTTGCTTTCGGTGTTGGCAGCATTGGAATCTTGAAAAACTGCGTCTTCCCGTTTTCGTCGCAGACTTTCAATCCTTGAGTCTGTGGTGTCGGCAGCATGGCTATCTGTTCGCTCAATCCCCCCGGAACATAATGACGGCCTATTGACTCTCTGTAAGTCGTCCTTTTCTCCATCCTGCCCTCTGCCGGTTCCATATTCACCGTTGACGGCGTGAGCGCAAATCCACACCCTATCCCTTCTGTGCGGGGCGTTGACGGCGCAAGCTGGAATAATACATGTCTGGACGGAGTATCCGATTTTTTCAAGGTCATCCAAAACCACCCATAACGAGTTTGTCCCTGTTCGTTCAGATATTCCTTTAAAATCAGCTTTTGCGTCCTCTGGTGTGAGATATTCTTTTCCTTCCATTTCAGAGAAACTATCGTACTGAAAAAGGCTGTTGATTCCAGCAACATTCTCACCAATGACCCAAGCTGGCCTTGCTTCCGATATAACTCGCAACATTTCCGGCCAGAGGTAACGGTCATCCTCCTTGCCTCGTCGCTTCCCGGCGCAGGAGAATGGCTGGCAAGGAAATCCACCGGTAATAATGTCAGCTGTTCCAATATCATCACCCCTTAATCTTGTTATATCGTCAAAAATAGGCACATCCGGCCAATGCTTCTTTAATACCTTTTGACAGAACGGGTCTATCTCACAAAATGCCACTGTTTTAATTTGGTTTGTCCAAGAGGCAGCAAGGCTAAAACCGCCTATCCCACTGAACAAATCCAACATCTTTAACACCCTTCCTCCCCTGGGGGTTGTGCCGGACAACCCCCGAAACCGTTTAACCTTTCAAACATTCAATCACCATATGCTAAACGCCCTCGTCTGAGAGCCGTTATAGCCTCAATTTGCATAGAAGCACCCTGCCCGTAACGTGGGCTTATGTACCCTTGTAAGGGGTTCTATGTTATCCCTTTTAATCTCTACATGGATGTCGTCAACCTCGATTGTGTCGAGGTGAAAGCCGTTGTCGTCAATTAACTCGATTCTGGATTTGCCGTTGTATGCTGATATAAAGGCTTTCATTTGGACACCGCCTGCCGCATTGCCTTCATAAGCTCCGTCTCTTGTCTCGGTACAACCTTCATTGCCTGCTCTGTCTCATACTGGTTGACCGCCCGTTCCTGCGCCCATTTCCGGTTACTCTTCTGCTGTCCTTCCCTTCTGTCCTGCTCGGCGCATATGCCGACAAACAGGAATACCCAGAACAGGCACAGCATTAATGATATTAAGATTGCGCTGTAAAACGATTGCCTTGCTTCCTTCTCTCTCCACAACAGTTTGATTTTCATAACGAAGCCCTCCTTAATTATAACAGGACAGGGGGGCAAGTTGTGAGCTATGACAGAGGGGTTAAACTCTGCGCCGCCCTGCCTGTTTTTTTCTTTTTTAAGATTGTGATTGATTTTGTTATTTATCATAGCTCACAAAGAGACTATAAAATAAGGGTCTATATTTTGTCAAGAAAAATCTTTCATCAATTCAAAATATTTTTTAAGCGGGGATCGCAGAGTCAGAGTCCGATACAAACAGGCTACTATCAAGCATTTATAAGTAATGCTGTAGACAGTACCCCATTAATGGCTTCCATACGTGGACATTATTTAGACTTTATCTCCCCGATAATTTTCTTTCGCAGTTTATACGTGTCTGCGTGCTGGCAGTAGCCGAACCAGCTTGCCAATGTCTTCTTGATTTCGCCGTGAGTTTTGCCGTCCTTCTTGAGCTTGCGCATCGCCCGCCTAATGTTTCGTATAGAGCGTTTTCGTATTATCTTGTAGTCTGCCCAGGTACGATATCCGAGAAAATCAACGCCCCTGTCTACCGGCGCAATACCGCTTTTATGATTTAGCGCCAGGCATAGCTTTTTCTTAAGAAAGACTTCAACATTGTTTTTCAATTCACCCAAGGTCTTTTTGTCATCATCCAGGACAATAAAATCATCAACATACCGTATGTATAATTTTATTTTTAAATGCTGCTTCATATAGTAGTCGAGCTCGTTGAGGTAGACGTTTGCGAATAGCTGGCTTGTCAGATTGCCGATGGGTATACTTTTGCCTTCAATGGAGTTGTGAGAACATATTATACCGTCCAGGAGTTCAAGGGTATCACTGCATCTTATTGTCTGTCCGATGATATCCGACAAGATGTTGTGATTGATATTCGGGAAGTATTGTTTAATATCACATTTCAGGCAATATACCTTGTTGTCCCATTTGTTTCGAGCACGGCGCAGAAACTGTGTCAGCCGCGCAGATCCTTTGTGTATGCCCTTGCCATCCCTGCACGCATACGAATCATAGATAAATGTTTTATCAAAAATCGGCTCTATAATATTACAGATCGCATGTTGGACAACACGGTCCTTGAACGGCAGTGATAATATCATGCGCTTTTTTGGCTCATAGACATAAAACATCCGGTACTTACCCGTTTTATATTTTCTCGCCAATAGTTCTGATTGAATGCGGTTGAGATTGTGCTCAAGGTTATAAGAGAATTGGAGCACATCAATGCGATATCTTTTGTTCCTCCGGGCCTTCAAATAAGCTGAATAAATATTTTCAAAATCACATATCTTTTCGTAAAGATGTTTATATGTTTTCATATTTTTAATGAGGGCTGTTGCATTCGCCTTTGAAGGTTACTAACAACAACCCTTCTTTTTTAATTTTTGCCGGGCATATCCCGACAAGGATTAACGTTCCAAAGCATCTTTGCACTGCACGCAAGGATAATTTGCTTGCGCGTCTGGCTCCCATACAGGGATGTATTGCAGGCCCGGAACCCAATGTTGTAGTTCGAATTCGACGGCGCATTGTTCAAATTGAGCGCGAACACGCCCGCATTCGCCTCGTTGTTGAAGTTGCCGCCACGGATCGCAGCACGCAGGGACCGACCGAAACAACGTTAACCCTTAACACATCTTAATCATGCCTCCCAAAAGACGACCAATTTCGTCTAATTTTTGTACGTGGTTTCCATATTTTCTTGTGTTCATAAACCCTAAGTCCTTCGACAGCCTGATTAACAGCCTTAATTTTTCAAGCTCTATATCAATTTCGTAGAGCTTCATGCGTTTGTTTTTCAGCTTGTTAGCATGGACAATAAGGGCGCTGATGCTCAACATACAATTCTGTATCTGCTGCCCCAATACAAACTTCTGGATTTTCGGGAATCTGTTTATTATGGGGAATGAATACAGTATCAGATCATACATTTTCTGGTACAGTACCAATTTATCCATCTCAGACATTTAAAAAAACCCCTTCCTGCCTACCGGCAGGGAATACAGATTATCAGATACCAGATTACAGAGCTTTGCAGGCCCGGAACCCAAGGCCGTAGTTCGAATCCGACGGCGCATTGCCCAAATTGAGCGCGAACACGCCCGCATTCGCCCCGTTGTTGAAGTCGCCGCCACGGATCGCAGCACGCAGGGCAGCTTTATCATAATAAAATACGTCTTTACCATACGCATCTGCCCCTGTCGCATCCGCTGTCGCAGGAATCGCAAAAGCCTTCAGGTCTGTGTCTGTATCTCTCAACGTCAGTATTTTGTTCCCGCTTGACATTCCGCTCGTAATATCTGTTGCAACCAATTTGAATATACAGAATGTTGCTGTGCCGTTAGCGGGGCTGCCGCTAAGGGTTAAGGTCGTTGCTGTCGTATCTGTTACAGCATACAACACACCCGCACCGCTGTTGGCTTCTGCAATATAACAATAGCAGTCTGTGTTAAATTCATCTACCGTCCACGTCTTGAGCCAGTTCACGCCTGTTCCATCACACGTAAGCGTATTAGTACCGCTAATCGTGCCCCTTCCATATGGGCTTTTTAGGTAAGACGGGTCAAGGTTAGCAGGTACGTAAGGATAGCCGTTTGTGGACATTAGCATCATCACCCATTCCCAAACGAGGCCGTTTAGGTCAAACACGCCGTTGGCAAGATGATTATGAGCCCAGTTCTTTGGGCCTGTGCCAGGTAATGGCCTGTGATAAGATGCGTTCTCTGCGTGCAGGTGTTGGTCAAGTAGTGCTATTTCTGTCGTGGCCACACTGTCGGATGGAGGGTCAAGATTTGAGTTGCCGCCGTTTGGCATAGTGGCAAGTTTTTTGGCAAGGTGCGCCAAGCTTGCCCACTCAAATGCTGACGTTAAATGCCAGCCCTTTCCTTTGTTAGCGCATGCAATCATCGCCTGCGGGAATGTGATATAATCCCAAACGGGCACACCTGCCTTGCTGATTCCCGGCACTGCGGCTGCTAAACCCGAATGCGCTACATCGGAAGAACCTTCTGACGGTGTTGCATTCGGTTGTGAGCATATATATTTGTCAACTGCAAAACCGCCAAATGTAACACCGCCTACGTCTGTCGTCGTAAACGGCGGTATGATTATCTGCTTGTTAGTGTAATTTCCCATCTTAGACCTCCTGTTCCGGCATTAATTCGAGGTTGCCGTTCACCCTGTAAGTTTTGAAATCATCAATATCGAGACCGTTGGTATATGCCATATATCCATCATCGGATAGCCATGTGATACCAAGCTCTTCAGCCTTATTCTTCAATAACGTCATGTTATCACAAGTGATTCTACATGCTGCACCCCAATAAAAATAACTATCCTTTCCAGCTGTTGAGTCGTAGCCTTTTTCCACTTTGGGATTAAGTTCTGCAACGGCTTGAAGTAATTCTTCAAACTTATCAATCGCTGCTGGTAACATTCCAGTAAATTCTTGTCGTATCATCTGATACCTCCTTTTATTTTTTAATCTACGCCGCACAATTCTTCGATTTCGTGTATCGAGTATGCCTCGAATGCCATAACGTCAGAGCCTATTGCCACACCAAGCGCCGTTCGTGCCGCTGCTGCTGTTGATGCTCCTGTGCCGCCGTCTGCAATAGCAATGTCTGTAATGCCTGATATTGTGCCACCTGATATATTGATGTTGCTCGCATCCTGTGTCGCTATCGTGCCAAGACCAAGCGTGGTACGCTGTGCCGCTGCCGTTTCGTCATCGAGCAAGGCCAGTCCCGCCGCCGTATGGTCATCGGGAAACTCAGAAACTTCATGTATGTCATAGACGCCGATTTTGGCAGCTAATCCAGCAGGAGTAACAACCCGTGATGTATCAGTTCCAGCGATAACCTCAGCATCTGTAGCCAACTCCACGACACCGGTTGCGCTTGTTGTGGCCTGGTCTACCCCGAGGATTGTCCTTGTCTCTGCAAGGGTCTTTTTAATATATGCCCCCACACCTGACGCGACTAAAAAGTCATTCGCCGCCGTCGCAAGGGAATGAAGAATACCCCCGCCGCTTGATATTGCCGCTGCCTTGTGCGTACCGTCGTTGTTATGCTCAACGTTTGCGAGTCGGTTTAGTGTGTCGGATTTAGTCGGATGCCCTGCTCCTACCATTTCCTCTGTGTATTGTATGCGCTGATCTGCCATGTTCGCCTCCTCACGTTATATTAATATTCTGTTATATCTCTATCACTGCCTGCATGGATTGACCCGTCGGCCTTATAGCTGCCGTCTGCAAGATATGTCTGGATGTACGCGAATTGCCCGGTGTCCTCAAGCGTGTATGTTATCGACCGTTTCTTGAGATTAGGCTGTACCCCCGTTACGCGCCACAAGTGATTAATCAGTTGATCGCCCGCGCGGTCATATAACCGCTTAATCGTTGCAACGATAATATCCCCCACATCAACATGGATATTGGTTAGCGTAAGGTCATCGATTCTTACCATCCATAGCGGGTCTTTGAGCTTGGCAACAATGATGTCCTGTATAGCATTGACGGTTGTCAAGTCCCTGCACCAGTAAAAGCGGTAAGGCTGCGCCGGTTTCCGTATGCCGTATACCGATTGCGATATAGCGTCACCGTGTGCGCTATCGTCTGTATGGTAGTTAAATTCACTGCCTCGCGCGTAATCGTAGCCATATGATGCAGGACATTGATTAATGAGGTTTTCAAGCGTCTGCTCTCCCTCTGCGAAAACGATGTCTGAATATCTGAATATGGCCACCTTGTCGGCCTCGTTTACTGTGTTTGTCTCAATATCGAGACATAGCAGATTGTTTGCGTCAAGATAACAGGAGCCGAAGAAGGAACCCATCATCCTTTGGATTAATTCCCAAAACCCTATATCTTCGCCTATAACGCCCGCCGCCTTGTAAGATTGCGCCGTGAATGTTGCCTGTGCCTTTGCCTTGCTCGTGCTGTTGAAATTTGCTGATGTAAGGCTATTGTGAACGGTCAAGAAATCATAAATAATGTCAATGATATTCTCCATTAGCGTAGCCCCGCCGCTTGCCGTCGGCTTACCCTTACCCCGTGCCGTGATAATACTGCCTGTCTTTGGACTGGTAAATGTTATCGTTGCAATCGTGCCGAGCCCCTCATAATCATTGGCCTCGTCAAAGGTATATAATGCGCTATTCAACTCAAGATCATTCTCATAGATTGTAATAGTATTCCCGTTTGCCACGCTCAAGACTTCATGTGCCGCAAAACAATAGACAGGTTTGCCCCCTGCTGCGTCAACGTCAATGCAGGGCAAAACCCAGTTGCCGAGCGATCCGTCCGTTAAATCCCCATACACAATAGGTAAGCGGTCATTTGTATAGAGAGGTTCAGAATACCGCCCCGATCTTGTCAAGAAAAATGTATTGCCGAGGGTAAAGCGTTCCTCCGCATTGATTTCGACGCCGATTGACGTTGCCTTGATTGATGAAATGTACCCGTTAAATATCCTCAAATGGTCAGTATGCGGATCGCTGTCAAACCCGACATAGATTCTAACTTCCGAGTTAAGTAAGGGTTCAGAGGGAAGCATTTTTGTAAAATAATCATCGTGATCTGCAAGGGTAAACGATATGTGCTGTAATTGCCTGTTCTGATATGCGCCGAGAATATCCGTATTTGATGGCCTGATAGTCCGTGATAATTTGCCTATGCTGATAATGCGCCCTTGTAAATCCAATATACCGTAATCACCTGCACCCGCCGTATATGTCCCGTCTGCTGTTATTGTCCCGTCTGCAAGGGGTGGCGATTCTTCGGCAAAGCCGGAGTTAATTTCTTTGGTAGAGTATCCGCGCCAACCCATAGGTGTATTTATCATCACATAAATAATAGGCGTTTCGCCCCGATGCAGCCCTTTATGGAGGGTTAAAGGCGTTTTATACACTGCGCATCACCTCTGATAATACAAGGGTTATATTGTTTTGGTCAATAAACGGCCTTGCCCGTGCAAGACTTGTGATTTTCATCAACCAGAATGACGCCGGTACTGCGTAATCCTCGTTGAAGTAGATAGGCCTAAACACACCAGTTGAGCGCGTGCCTATCGCCGCAAGCATCGTTTTAATGGAAGTAATATCGGTATCCGGCAAGCCTTTAAAATTGAGGGTAAATTTCTCCTGTATGTTGCCAAATCTGTCAAATTCAACGCCATATTCGTTTTTTTCTGTGCTGAGGGTAAATACAAAATTGGTGTCATGTCCATAAGCAAAATTTCTTGTCAATTCGAGGTATGAACCGAGGAAAAGCTCGCCGATTTCAAGATAACTGTCCGTGTTCGCCGTGTCGGTAATTGATATGCGCCAATATCGTTTTGTTGTCGCTGCTGACAGGTAATGTAATATTTTGTCATCATTCCACGTCACGGCCTCCGAGAATTGAGCGGATCCGCCATCGCTATCAAACGTGGCCGCATCGTCGGCCTCAAGCAGCAAGGTTGCCCCGCTGGTAAAATTATGATCATACAGCGCGAGTGCTTTGACCTCCTGTGCGCTGCCCAGGTCTATTGTTATCGTGTTTGGAGAGGATAACCCCGATGATCTGTAACGGTCATCCCGGCGCCAAGTTATCATCTTCCCGGCATTAAATAAGTTGATCGCCTTGAAGTACCATTTGTCGCCAACGACAAAATCAGCACCGCTACCGCTATCAAAATCGATATAAACGCCGTTATTCAGTTCTGTTGCTGTTGCCGGAGTCGTTACCCCTGATGCGTTCCAAAGCCCGCCGCCGTCCGACCATCTGAATGTTGCCTGCCCAACCTCTGCGCCACCTGCCACGCTGTCGATTTCAATCGTGTATTCTTTATCGACTGCGCCGGAATAATTACCCGTTGTGTTCATTACTGCTGATCCGGTGCCCTCTTTCAAGGCGGTCGTTACCGTGCCAAGCCGCAACGATGATACGGTTATCATGTCTTCAGAGGTGATAAGGTTGTTATACAACATTCTGCACTTGCTCATTGTCTATGCCCTCCAACCTCTGCGCTTGTATGTATCCAGTATGTCGCCCACCTTTTGAGCAAGCATGTTAATACCGTCGCTATCGCCATAAAAATTTTCTATGTGAATCGTTACATTTGCATCACCGCCACCACCACTTAACCGTTCCCTGTTCTCTTTTGCCGTCAACACTGCTTCTCCCTTATGCGCCCGGATCGGGAAGTCGTCGTAGGGAACATAATCAAGCCCGCTTGCCGCCGAGAAGGGGTTAATGTCAAACCGCCCTCTACCTGATATACCCCGCATTATCCCCGCAAGATTAGATAATAGTCCTCCATCATCAGCGCCCATATAGGTTACCTGCATATGACCTCCGGCATCTCCTCCGCCGGGGACAAGACCGTTAAATGCCTGCCCAAGAGCATAACTAATAACTGACTTAGCAGCCATAGTCATACCCTTATTAACTATTTTGTCCAATGTTGTAGGCATTGTGCCTGCCTCTTGCATTGCAGCCATCATGTCCTCTAATGTCGTAGTTGCATCATACCCCCACGCCGCTGATTCACCTGCATTAATACTGACAATTTCCCCTGCTGTTGTTCCGGGCTTATATAATTTAAACCAGTCTGATAATTTGCCACCTATGTATGTCATTGATGCCGCCATAGCAGCATTCTTGAGTATATTCTCAATATCATCACCTTTAATGACACCGCCAAGAGCATTAGCTGCCCCAGCGCCAAGCCACGGCATACCGATAAGGCTGCCGAGCATTGCGCCTCCTGCTGTCATTATGCCCTGCCCGAGCATAGTTAATATACCACCTAAACCATTTCCAGCATTTGCCCCCCATTGCTGATTAATAGTAGCCTGTGCAGTACCATCATAAGCATTAAGTCCTAATACTCCCCATATGTCCTCACCACCCCAACGTTTACGATACCATCCATCATTAGATAATCCAAGTCCACCCCAACCCCCGACATATACACTAACTGGAATACCGTTTTCGGATACACCAAGCCAACTCATATCATTAGATGGTACCCAATACCCCCCTGCATAAATATTTCGATATTGGTCTGCTGTTACATAGAATCCATGTGTCGGGTTATCGATAGCACCCCATGTTCCGGGTATACCTGCTGATGCAGGCCATGAAGACGGAGCATTCATTGTTGATAATGTTTGCAGAAAGTCTACTGCACCGCTTTTTAAATATGGGAAGAACCATTTACCGCTTGAGTTCTCTACTGTACCGCCCAAAAGCAAATCAAGAGGTATGTAGTATCTGCTACCTGCTGATGTATCAAGTGCAGTTGTTGGAGGCCACGTTATACCGTATAACGGTTCTCCTCCTCTATATCCGCTAATATAGACAAGGTTTTCTCCCTCAAACAATGTTGGATAACCCTTAGCCTTAGCCTCCTGAGCAATGAGTAAATTAGATGCAATTTTATTCATTTCATCGTGAAATACTGCAAGGTCTTTTTGTGCTTTTGCTATTAGATTTGGCGATATTCCCCCTGATTTGCTATCGTAAAACTCCGGCAATCCGGTTCTTGGATTAATTGTTCCTGAACCTCCAAGCATTTTTAATATTTTTGCTTCAGCAGGGTTAATATGTGCAAGCATTGTATCTCCAGACCTACCCTGTGACGCAAGACTTACAAGTGATGACGGTATTACAAACTCTCCCGGTGATAACATAGCATGGATAGAATCAATACTTGATGGTGTACCCGGAACAAGACCCCCCCTGGCAAACCCGAGGCCGTCCGTCCAGTCATAATCATAACCACCTGTGTCAAAATTAAACAAATCGCCTGCAAACCCAAGCACCTTTGATACTATGCCAAGCACCTGCGACCCGCCTTCAACCCATTCCGATTTAAACATCAACAATATGTCATGCGCTGCCGCCTCTATCACCATGTCGGAGATTTTTTTGGATAACGTCTGCAACATCTTGTCCCACATGGTATCCCAGTCAAAGCCGAGTTCGTTAATATTCCCTTTAAAAAGATTAAAGAAATTGTCTGATAATTGCGTCTTTGCCTCATCCGTAAATGTCTTTGTCACTTCATAGGCCGTGTTGCCCCAAGTGGTATGCTGTCTTGTCAATTCGAGTAGTGCCGCCTGCACGCCTGCTGCCCAGTCATCCCCTGCTTTGCCCATCTGGATATATGCCTTCTGCTGTTCATCGGCTACCCATTTGGCAAGCAGTACAGCATCACCACCATCTTTTATGCGTTTGGCAGCTTCTGCATCAATCTGCGCGATGCGCATCTGGTACGCTTCTTCTTCCATACCCTTTATGTTCTGTATCGCACTGTAATTTATATCGGCGCGGCGTTTAGCCTCGTTGAATTCTTTTTCAAGCCTGTTAGCTGCTGCATTGGCCGTTATCTGTGTCCGTGCAAGTTCGTATTGTTCCCATGAGATTGTTTCTTCTTGCAGCATTACATTGATTTTCCACAGCTTATCTTGTTCCTGTGCCGTTATCTTTGCCATCGCCCTTTCATTCTCATTCATGGCAAAGTCGGCTTCTTCCGACATTAATTTTTCATAATCATCTGTTGCTTTGCGCCTATGCTGCGCTATCTGCTCATTGGCTGCCTGCTGGATTTTTAAGACCTTTTCGGCTTCCTTCCGGTTGATTTCCTCAAGTTTGGTCGTTGTCCATTCTTCAACCCTTGTTCTGTCAACACCAAGTTTAATGTATTTGTCCGCCTGCTCCTGTACTTGCTCTTCAACGGTCAGGGTTAGCTTATTCAGGTCTTTTTCAATCTGCTCGTTGGCGTGTTTTAGGGCGGCCTGCTGCTCCTTGCTGTTTTCTTTTATTGCGTTTTTTGCGGCTGCCGCCGTAGTTTTCATCTTTTCTGCTGCCAGTTCTGCGGAGGTCTTTGCAGAGGTAACACCTTTATTCATGCTGTCATAGATTTCTTTCTTTGTACTTTCTGCAACCTTTTCAATATCGCTGAGCTGTGTTTTAACTTGTGCGATTTCTTCCGGGCTGCCGAACATGAATGTTTTGATATTCCCGAAGTACACTTTTAGTTTGTCGAAACTTGCCGCCGCATCAATGGTTATCAGCTTAAAGCCGCCTGCAAATTCAGCTATATACGGCACACCTGATTTTATAAGATTTAACACGCTGATAAATGTAGGCATTAAAGAATCGCCAACAACGGCCTTAGTCTCAAACAATGTATTGTTAAATCTGTTAATTTCTGCCTGTCCGGTCTTTGATGCTGCTATTGCAGCGTCCCCGTAGGTTTCGTGCAATTTAGTTGCAAGTTTAGGGAGTACATCTGCTGAAATTACTTTGCCGTCTTGAAGCATTTTATCAAGTTCTGCGGTGGTGATGCCCATTGCATCGGCGGTTAATTGAAATGCACCTGGAAGCCTTTCACCTAACTGCCCCCTTAATTCTTCGGCCTGTATTTTTCCTTTCGACATTATTTGTGATAACGCAAGGAAAACGCCATTGACTTGTTCAGTGGGGAGTTTTAACGCCGTTGTCGCTTCTGCAACGGATGTAAATATACGCCTTGTTTCTTCTCCTTCAACGGCGGTGTTTCGTGTTGATGCGGAAAATTTGGCATAGGCAAGAGCAGTCTCGTTGAGGTTAAGGCCAAGCCTTTCACTCTCTTCCCTGATGTATTGCATTTCCTTTGCTGCCATGTCACTATTGCCGATAGCCGCCGACATGGTTAGATTCATTCTCTCCATTGCCAATGACGCTTCAATGGTCTGCTTTGCCATCGTGCCTATTGCTGCGAGGCTTAACGCCCCGAATATCTGACTGTAAGCAGACTCAATATTCTTGCTCATCTTGTTCATCAAGGTTTCTTGATGTCCATATTGCTGCTCGTTGAGTTGCCTCAGTTTGTCGTTTTTGGCCTGTTCCGCCCTTAATATGTCGTTTGCTGTTGACTTGTGGTCGTTTAGTATCGAATTATAAGAGTTTGATATTTTCTGGCGCATCAGGTCATATTCTGCGCTTGTTTTAATGCCGAGGTTTTTGAAATTCTGTTCGATTGACAGGGATGTTGTTGTAGCGTCCTTTAATAGTTGCTGCTGTGATTTTAGATAACGGGAGCTGTCAAGGTCAAGTTCAACAAAGATGCTTCCAAGCTGTTCAGCCATTTACAACCCCCTGTTTAATAATGCCCTTGCCGCCGATTTGCTCGCATTCAGGGCAGGCCTTAAAAACGGCCTTGCCCGCATCTTAACCGTGCCTTTCTCGACAAAACGGGCATAGTAAACTTTCCGCGATCCGGCATAAACACGGACGTTCTTTTTTGGATCTCCGTGAAGCCTCACAACCCTTATTGATGCTCTTAATGCGCCTGCCTGCCTTGCTGTCCAGTCCTTGCCGTTGCCGTATGCCGGTCTATCTTTACCCAGCGGCACAAGGGTTTTGGCCTTGTCCGCTATGATATGGCCTATTTCTTCAAGCCTGTCCATTGACGCGGCAATGGCGCCTTTAAGCACCTTTTCAGCATTCCAGTTCGCAATCCTCATTCCTCACCCCTCTCATTGTTGAAGTGGTGCCACACCCTTTGCACCCTTGACAGGCAAGACTCTTGATCCTTAACGCCCCTTAAATCCATGACAATCTTAACCGCCGGAATGGATATATCTACCGGTACATTGTTTCGCCCCGCTGTAATATATTGACGTCTCGTTGCCATATACACCGCCGCTGTTTCTTCATTCTCTACTGCAAGTTCAACCCGGCAAGCCTCACAAGGGGGACTTTCCGGGGGGGTTCTGCTTGCGTACATGTCTTTACACCCTGGGCAAGTGGCGGCATATTCGTCCGCCCACTCTACCCAGTCAATCAGTTTTTTTCGAGTTCCTCCTTAGCCTTTACGCTTGCATCGCCAAGCATCTGCAAACAACGCCCGATGAACCTGTCAAACTCAGGTATGGCCATCAATTTAAGTTTGTTTGTTCTATTGCATTCAATGGGTTTGCCTTTAGCGTTAAACAACCCTTCCCATGAGGTTATGGCATAGTCCCAAATGTCATCGCTTCGCTTTCTCACTTCTTCGGGCGGCAATTCATCATAATAGCCTACCCTTTCCATCGAGCGCGTGGAGGGATTGAACACAAACTCATGCTTGCGCTTTCTGCTCGCCTGCAACTCTTCGAGTTTCGGGGTAATGCTTCTTACGCATATCCGACCAGCGTTGGGTTCCGGTTCGTCATATTCTATTTCGCCTTTTTCGTTCACGCGGCTTTTAAAATATGTGAACCATTCGCCTTCATTTTGTTTATCAATGTCAAAAATCATATAGCCCCCTTATTATACAAGCACCATTGCGCCGCCGGATACCTTGCCTTCAAAGCTGCATTTGCCGAGGCCGTTTCTTTCTGAATCAAGTTTGCATGCGCCTGTAATAAGGATATGCCCGCCGCTTGCCACTGTCCGGTATGAGGTTGAATTGACATAGAACCTCAGATCACCGCTGCCGAATTTTGAGGCGTTTAATGCTGCCGAATCAAGCAATGCCTGCCCTGTGGTATCAGTCGGATCATACAAAGCATCGCTTATGCTGATTGTGCCGCCGTCAGCCCCTAAAAAGTCAAATACATCAATGTCATCGCCAAATTCAGAAATATCCTGTGTCCTTCGGGTTAAGCCGCTAATCGAATATCTACCCGCACCCAGCACCTTATTGGTGCCGACAGTCACCTTCATAAACTCGCCTTTTAATACCGTTGCTCTTGTACCCATTTGCGTTACCTCCTTTATTGTATTTCATTGCCGCTGCTTAGTGCTCGTGCAATAGCATGTTCCCTCTGTTTCATCTTCATAGATTTGTAAAGTCTGTATGTGCTGTCATTCACTGCCAGAGTGGTCAAGTGATTTGACGGCACAGTAGTGTCAACAAATATTCTGTACCCCGCCTGCTTTAAATCCCAACAGAAGCCTATGTCTTCACCTATTACCCCGCCAATACTGTTATTGGGGTTTGGCCTGAATTTAAACCAGGGCGCAGGCATTTTACGGAATATCTGAGTGTCAAACATCAAGCACCCTGTGCCCGTTGCATCTACTTCAACCAGTTCGCCATCCTCCCATTTATCCACGCTTTCATAGCCTTCAACCGGCGAACCTCTAAGCATAAGTGGGTCAAAGGGTGGATATCGCCTGTAACACAATGCCCCGACAATAGGTAATCTGTGAGACAAAAGACGCGGGATAGTCTCCCGGTGATATTCCATATCGGTGTCCAGCATAATCAAATGGCTGCACCCTTCGGTTAATGCCTGTTCAACGAGGTTGTTTCTTAATGCGTCTATTGGGCCGTTGTCCTGGTGCATGAAGATGTAGTTCGGCCTGTCCATGACGGCAAAAGAATAAAAAAACCCCGCCGGGACAAAAGGGAATGTCAAAGGGATTGCAATACCAAGTTTAAAATTGCTTATCTTCATGGATAGCCCTTTTTATGATCTCGACATCTGCATCTGAATCGATGACTATAACCCCGACACTATGCCGGATGTTTTCGGGCAGCTTGTCACGAAAATCATTTTCGATAGCCTTTACCATTTCAGCGGGTATGCGACCTTTAACTTTAATAAGTATCGTGTCATCTTTGCTGTATTCCAGTTGTTTTGTCTCTTCAATAAGTTCTTCAAACATGCCTGCCTCCTTATCTTTTCTTTGCTATGACATGGGTATGGATTATCATTAATGCCGGGTCCGGTTCGGTATCGGCAATGCTGACAATCTCAAAATCCGCTTTAATACCGTAAAGATTTCTGTAAGCCGGTTCAGAATAATAAAGCCATGAATTAGCGTTCCAAAACGATACATGCGTCGGGTCTTGGAATGCCCCGCGTCCGTCTGTGGAAGGGGTTGAACTTTCAAACACGCCGCCGGGTTTCAATACCCTGTAGATATCTTCTATCACAGGGATAACATGCCCTATGGGAATATGCTCAAGGAAATCATCAGCCCTTACCATATCAACAGAATTGTCGTCATACGGTAATCCGAAAGCAGCTACATCGCACACAAGGTCGGGCTTTACCTCTGGCCTGTTGTCAATATTGATAAATCCCTCAAGATGTCTATACCCGCAACCCAAGTTCAAACAAATACCTTGAGGCGTGGGGCTTGCATTTAACTCCTGTTTAAACCAGTCTTTGCCCCAGTTTTTTTCAAGGTGACGCTCGTTCTTGAAACATAGGTCTTTATAGTCAATGCCTTCCATATTAATAAAAGTCTGTGATCCTTCGTGATGGACAAAGCACCCGAGGACAACGCCTACATTGTGGCCTGCTTGACGGGCACGCAAACATATATCTATTTCTTCGCCGCAGCACGGCCAAAGACTTTCGTCAAAATACCCGATTTCATCTATAAGCGATTTACGGAATGCCATGCAGAAGCCTATTACCCAATTAACAGCTTGGGTTTCTCCGCCATATTCTTCTGTTTGTCCCTGAGCTACCTTATTGAGATCGTTTTTGTCGCCGTAAAACTCGACGGCTATCTTTTGCAGACCTGCACAATAATTTGTTGTAGGTCCGACAATAGAATATTCATTAAGTGCTTTTTCGAGCATGTCCGCCCATTTTGGGGTTACGATTACATCATTATTTAGCAATATGATAATGTCCCCTTTTGCTTGCTTTATGCCCTGGTTGACTGCTGCCGGGAATCCCATGTTCTCTTCGTTTCTAATAATCAGGCAATCGGCAAAGCCGGTAAACGGCGGTTTATATGGGGGGTTGGACCCGTTATCAACAACAATGATTTCATAGTCCTGCGTGTTTTCCATGACGGCATAAATACATTCATTTGTCATGTCGTGCTGATTGAATACGGGGATAATGATTGATTTCAAAAAACCTCCTTAATCAAGTGATATTTTTATATCGTAGTCAACCGCCCAGTGCTTCACAGTTGCCACAGCGGATTGCACTGTAATTTCTTCAACCATTGTTGTAAGGTTTTGCCGGTTCATCCATATATGGGTGTAACCTGTAATGGTTAGGCTACATTCATCGAGCACCGCCGTCAGGTCATTATACATAGTGGATATTTCCGTAACCCCTGCCGATGCAGAAAAGAGGGAAAACTGAATAATTATGTTTTCAAAATCTTCGGTGAATGTCTTTTCTGGCACATCCGACACAATAAAAAAAACGACATAAGGGAATTCTGTGCCTTCCGGAGCTTCATCGAGAAATATGCGCCCGCCCACGTCGTTATAGAGTGCTGAACCGGACAGTTTAGTCATTATGGCGGACAAAAGGTTGTTCATTTATGCCGCCTCCTTCACAAGTATATCAAGCCATTTCCTTTCCATATTCGGGTTGATAATCGACACAATATTGTAATATCTGTTGCCGTGCTTAATGCGCCAGCTTGAGCGGATATTTGCCCTGTAGCGCATTCTTATCCTGTGGGTAATGGTCATTGCCTGCCCCATCGCCTGAACGGTTTCCTTTGCCGATATTGGCCAAATTGCTGCATATACCTCGGCGGCTGTAGCCCATGTCACGGTGAAGCCGCCTGCGCCATCCGCTACCCGCGTGGGATATTGGATCGTCACACTATGTCTGAGATCACCGATCTGCATCAATCAAACTCCTTCCACAATATCGCGCTTGCAAGCAGAGCAGCCACCGTCTTATTGACTGAATATGGTTCCATTGTCGGGTTGACTATCTGCGCCTCTCTGTTTTCATATAAATCCGAACATATCATTTTCGCTGCTGTCCTTATCTTGCTTGGGATATTCGCTGCCGCCGTCCATCCGCAAACAAACTCTATCGTGACCGGGTTTGAAGGGTATAGAGTTACAGAAGGCCATGAAACACCATACGGCAGCACTATTCTCCCGTACCCTTCGCCATTGGTTTCAACAAGATAATCGGTTGTAACGGCCATTGTGGTTTCTGTGCCGCCTGAATCTTTGTACTTGATAGATGTCACGCTCTGCAGGTTGCCGAAAGGCAGCACAATATAATCTTTGTCGGAAGGGAATCCGTCAAGGTAGTAATACCAGGTCTGAGTTAATAATGCCCTTCTGGTAATGTCCTCTATGTGTTCCCTTGCTGCCTGAATGATAGCTGTTAGAAGATCATCCTCTGCCGTTGTTGCCGCATTGACAAGCACAGAAGTGCCGAACTCACAGGCCGCAAGCAAGACCTTTGATGCTGTCCGTATATACCGTTTTGTGCCGGTATATTGCTTCTTGTAGTCTGTGTTATCGTTTGCTGTCGTGACCTGGGTAAATGCGCCTCCGGTAAAATCAGTCCATGTGGTACCATCGTCGGACTCTTGAATCTTGGTGTCAACCGTGCCCGTTGCGCCGTTAGTGCCATGATGAACCAAAACCTCTGCTTCCTTGCCGATCACCTCAACGGCGGTCCCTACATGGATTGTATAGTTATTTGCAATGGCCTTTGAGCCATAAGACAGGCATTGTGTCAAGGTGAGGTTGCCGTCAAAGGTCTCGGAATCGAGCTTTAAGTGCAGTTTTATATCCGCAAGACTCAGGGGTTCAATCGTCGGCGCGGTTTTCAGGACAACGTTCATGGGTTATTGCCTCTTGAATATCCGGCCAAGTATTGACATGACAAGCTGCACGATACTGTTGTCTTTAAGCGGGCTCATGCCTATTATCTCGCTGAATGCTGCGTATAGTATCACAGCAGCCGTAAACCAGTTTTCCTGTATCCATTCCATATTAAGCCTCCTTCATACTTGCAATCTGCTTCTTGCACGTATCAGGGATAACCGTCAATTTACCGTGGCTGCCATATCCAACGGCCTTGCCGCATTTAACACAAACCTTAAAGCTGTGAGTGCACCACCCCTTCGGATATTCTTTTTTCAAGTGTTCAGGTACTTGATGCGGCTCCTTAAAACACCCTTTACAAATGTCATGGTCTGCATCAACAACTGTTAGCCATTTGTGAAATAGACACATGCTTATGCCCCTGCGTTCATTTTGTTGATTTCAAACTGGCTATCATCAAATATCTGGTTGCCGCCGGATACCTTGCTTATACCGTTCGCCACAGTCGCTATGGTGTCAATCAGGACACTTACTGTTTCAGGGGTTATCTTCTCCCAGGTCTCTTTTTGCCCACCTGTAGATGCAACCTGCATACCCTCAACAAACCCTATTGCCCCAGCCTCAACTGCCGCCTTCTTGAGTGGGCCTGTGCCGTCGCCAAGTGCCTCTTCGGCGTGGGTCATCAGTCCGAGTACCATCGGCACAATTGCCAAAGCCGCCGGAGGCATTGCCACGCCGAAGAGTGCCAGTATAGGAGTAATTACGCTTGCACTGCCTAAAATCCCTTTGATAAATGATAATGCTTTTGTAAATATCATGTTGCTGCCTCCTTAGATTTTGGGAATAACATCGCCCACGCCCTATCAAATACACCGCTTGGCAATGCCCTTCCATTCTCGTGATAAACCATCGCGTGCACCAGTCTGTGCATATCCTCATAAGTGAAGTCTATTACCGCATCCCTTTGTAGCCCTGAAATAAGGGACACCACCTGAATATATGCCTCAACGTCATTTTCTGTTGCAGGCGCATAGACAGGAATGATTTTCTCTATCGTGTCAAGTCCTTTCCGCTTGATGTATGTCCGCAAAACAACGATCATCGCCCGTAGGCCATATTCAAGCGATACGAATTGCTCAAATGCTTTGTCTGTATTCTGTTCAACCGGTACTTTGCCCTGCCAAGCCATGCCGGTTATGCGAAGATTGCCGGGGTTATTATTCCTGAACCCGCGCGGGATTGTCATTGATGTCCCCCTTTAATCGCTGTCGGGATTACCACGTTGCCGCCGCCGTTGTGAAAATGGTGATTAACCCTGTCCCACATCTCGTTATGATCTTTCTCATTGTCCAGGCACATCCTGTCTATCTTGGCCAACAGTTCATTTTTGCCGGATCGCATAAAGCCGATAAGAAGCGTCACAAGGCCGATTGTGATTGTTACCAGCACGGATAAAACAGTCAGCATTACGTTTTCAGTCATCAGCGTGTCCCCCTATCTCGAAAGGTATAGTATTACAGTTCCTTTTTTTGCGTCCCCTGCGTTGCTTATATTCAGCGTCAGGGTACTTGCTACCGGCCTATTGCCATATAATGCCCCGATGTAAGGGCTTACCTGCTCCGATAGTGTTGCCGATCTGTCTGCCAGTTTGCCGCCCATAATATCGGCGTTGTTCGCATCTGTTATGGTAATGTCATAAGATGCCGTCGGAGCGGTTGTGTCCGGGCTTGTAACGGCCATGACAACATATTTACCCGCTATCTGGTCTGTTATAGTTGTACTGGTCGTTGATATTACGTCTCCTGTTGCATCCGATGTCCAGCTAAAAGTCAAGGTTGCAAGGTTAGTATGCCCTTCGCTTGAGTATACCGGCGCATATGTCTGCGTTGCCGTCCCTGCTGCCATTATCAGACAGGGCAGCAAAAGAACCGATAATATTAATAATATTGATGATAGTTTCTTCATTGTGATAGACCTCCTTTGCTGTGTCCGTGTATGATTGATAGCGATAGCAGGGTTATGACTGCCAGCGGTGCAATTTGCCACGTAAAAAAGAATATAGCCGTTGAAGCGGACGCGATAAGGCAGAGAACAGGGATTTTGTCGGGCTGCCCGATACCCCGTATAATGCTTCCGGCAAGAAAGGATAATCCGAGTAATATTCCCACCAGTCCGGTTGCGAAGTATAATTCGACGTATTCATTGTGCGCCTGTGCGAAGTTTGTTTTAATGTTGTTCTTGTCATCCGCAAAATAACGTTTAGCGCCTTCATAGTCGTTGCTCCCTGTCACCTTCTTGACTGCTTGTTCGAGTGCCGCT